CCTTACCTTTTAAATCGAATATACCCTCTTCCGTCTTTTTATCTAATATAGTTATTCTTTTATTTGTTTCTTCTTTTGTACTCTTAACTTCCTCTAGATTTTTAATATCAATATTGAGTTCACTAATACCTTCATTATAGATTTCTGTGATTTCTTTTTTAAGAGATTCAAGCTTAGTATCGAAATCTTTTCCAATCTCAATTAGATCTTCCTTAACCTTACCTTTTATATCCTCTGATTCCTTGGCAATTAATTCATCTATATTTTTTATAGTCAAATCAAAAAATGCAGGGATTCTGTCTACTGCTTTTTTTAATATTTTAGTTTGTTGTTTAGACTTAATCTTCTCCTCTTTCCTCTTTTCTAGTATCCTCTTTGCCTTCTGCTCTAGTAATTGAGTTTTATTCATTTTCAAATTCAGAAATTAAACTTTCTAGTTTCTCTTCTTTTTGTTTTATTTTATTATCTTCTTTTTGAAGTTCTTCTTTCTCTTCTTCTAGCTTTTTACATTTAGATTCTATTACACTCACTTTCTTCGATGTTCCTTCCGTTGTTTCTTTTTCTTTCTTAAGATATTCCTTCTCTAATTCTTTGGTTTTCTTTTTAAAATTCTTTTCAATCTCACCCTTAACTTCTTCTATCTCCTTCTTATAAGATTCTATCTGTTTTTTATCGAGTGACTTTATAGGCTTTATTGACTTCCCATTCAATTCTCTTCTCTGTTCTTTTGATATTTCTTTCTCTTCTTTTAAACTTTCAAATCCTTCAGGTAAATAATAATCCTGTGAGCCATGATGTAACCCTAATCCTCCAACTACATTAGTATTATTATTAGGATCAATATGTTTATTCCATTCATCCTTAGTCTTAATCATATACAATGCTGCCATTGTCATTCCCGTCTTAGATAATGTTGGTATTACTGCTAGTGGAGCTAACATTTTAAAGAAACTTATCCCATCTTTATCAGCAGCATCCTCTATTGTTTTACGATATAATCCCCTTGGATGTGATATTGCTGAAAGCTTTAAAGTATTTTTATTAAGACTAGTTTCTCTAGCTTGTTGAATAGCCAATGAAACCATTACACCTTGTAATAAGTTATCTGTTATCTTCTCCTTGATCCTTCTCCCTTCATTGAATATAAATGCCTTAATATTAGACAAATATCCTTTAATAAACATTGCGATATTCGACACAAACCCCTTAGAAGCTCGTGAGATGTCTTTGACGGCCTGTTTGGCAATTACTTCGCTATTGTTATGCAATTCCTTCATCTTCTCTCCTGTGAAGTCTTTTAATAGTTTTGACATCTTTTTATCTATCCATTTTTCCATTTCTTTCCTTAATCTATCGTTCTGCTTGAAGACTAATACTCCATTAACAATTTCCGATGGGGCTTTTTCATATTTTTTAACTAAATAGGCTTGAATTTCTTTCTCTGTTTTTATAACTTCATCTAGAAAATTCTCATCATAAAACTTTTGGAGAAACTTTTCCTCTTCATTTATACTTTTTTGGAATATCTTCTCATTTTGACTTGTCTTTATTCTCTTTGTTATTACCTTTTTCTTCTTCTTTGGAGCTTTGTCTTTTAGTTGTTTTTCTAATATTCTCTTTAATTCAACACTTGTTGCCTTATCAACTATTGATTCTATCTTAGATTTTGGTGTTGACGACTTTACCCTTACATTGAATTTTCTCCTCTTTAAGGTTTTTTCAACTTCCGCTTCTTCCCCATCCCCCTCTTGTTCTCCTTCATCTTCTGGTGGTGCATCTTCATCTTCTTCTATTGGTTTATCCTCTGAATTGTCGTCTCCTTCTGGAACATTAGAATCTTGGGCTTCTTTCTCTTTCTCTGTTAAAGGTGGTAATCCTTCTTTAGCTCTCACTTCATCTACTGTTAACCATCCTAAATTAAGGCCACTATCATAAGCTTTTAGACTTAACTCTCTATTCTCCGGGACAGGATCAGTAAAATCAAAAAATAATCCTTCTGAATCATTATATAAAGGCAATAAGAATTCATTTAACTCTTCTGTCCATTCTCTCATCTCCGGCCTAACCGTATTAGTTAAGAAATTAACTTGCGCTGCTTCAACTGTCGCCCGGTTTACGTTAGTCCCTGGATTTAATAATGAAAATGGAACTCCAAATATTGATAAAATTTCATCCCTTGAATATTCTCTTTGCTTAAGGAAATCCATGTCCTTAGTACTCATCCCAACCTCCATAAAATCAGCATCCGTTCCGGCACTACCTGTAAATATTATCGCCACCTTATTAGAATTCGACTCTCCTTGATGTCCTGCATCCCAGGAAGCTTTCAATTGTTTGTATTGAGCTTCATCAAATCTGTTTTGAATTTTTAAAATACCCCTTGGAGTTGCGTTATTCTTATAAAACCTCCAGTTCCATGCAGATGCTTTTTTATCAGTTTCAATTGCAAATGCTGTAGCTGCAACTCGTGATTGTCCTCGATAAGGATTGATAGGATTTACATCTAAGAATTGAATAATCTCCTCTGTATTTAAAGGAATCTCTTCTTGTGATCCTGGCACTGTATAAACATATCCCTTTATAAATTCATCCCTATCTTTTGATGGAATTACTGTAATATAATCCGGCCTAATCCATGGGTATATTTCAACAGGTTCCCCCTTATTATTGAAAATCATTAACCAATACGTTTCTCCTGATAAATTCCTTATTATACTGGAATAATTCATTAATCCATAAAAGGTCATCCTCTCATTTACCTTATCTAGTAAATCTAAAACAGGATGTTCTTCTACTATCTCAATATCCCCTCTTGTCTTTTTAAATAAGGTTAATTCCATACTGGCTACAGCCGCAGCTTTCATTGATACTGCTGCAAACACCCACGATCTATATGTTTTCAGTTGCTCTGTCATCGTAAGTGGTGGTGGTTCTTTCATATCAAAAGAAGCCGATGGTGTGAAATCAGTTGCTCGTGACGAATTTTGAGCTTTTATTATTGGCTGCTGTATTGGTTTCTGTATTGGTTTTGTAAACAAAGATTGTATCTTTTCAAACATGGCATAAAAAAAAAGCAGGGATTAACCCGCTTCTCTGTATTAAGTAAGCTTATTATATTGTTGTTTCTATATTACTACTCTTCAGGCTTTAAATCAAACCGTTTCTTTTCTATTACTTTCTTTACTCTCATGTTCCCCTCATGATTTACATATATTGTTACATCCGCATCTTTAATGTCTTTTAAATATTCAGTTAATTCCCAAGTATCATTAACATCTATTTTACATGATTGATTTCCATTTATAGCTTGAACTGGCTGTCCATCTCTAAGGATTATTGTTATATCTCCAAATCCAATCTTTTTACAGTAATCTAAAAAATTCTTTTGAGTATATGTAATAGGTTCTACCAAATCCCCTGAATTTATTTTACTTTGCTTGTATCCTTGCATTTATTTTTTAGTATTTCGTTTATTATCCTTTTATAATCTTTTCCACTATCAATAATATTATACTTTTCATCTACTTCTTTTATTCTCTTGATTGACTCCTCTTCTCTTGCACGTGGATTAAGATACTTTTGTAACTCTTCTTCCCCTAAAGCTAAAGGCAATCCTAATTTCCACGCTATTACTGTTTTATTGTTTGATTTGTATTTGAAATTCGCATTCGTCACAGTTCCAGGGTTTATAAAAATATCTCCTGCCTGTATTTCATAATAGGCTGTATCCGATTCGTAACTTACATTCTTAATATTAACCCCATAATTATCCTCCGGTTTAAATGGGGTGTTACTTATTACCAATAAATCTAATCCTTGCCTTACTAATCCTTCTAATATGTAATACTGAAGAACCTCCTTAGCATTATGAGCATATCCAAACCATACAGCTGTTTTAGCTCTCTCTGTATGTTTCTTAGGGTCTGGGAATAAATCAAAGTTTATTCTATCAGGAACATAATAAGTTGGTATGTCTACATATTTAGCCACCTGTTTTGTAAGTTCTGGACTTGAACATGTTATCGCATCTACATATTGCGAAATTTCCTTAAGATCCATTCCTCCTAAAACACTTCCCTTAATCATATCAGGATCTGATAAGTCTAATATTTTAGGATTTTTATCTGTTCTCATCATTTCCGTCCAATAGACTTTTTGAAATATAATAGCATCTGAAGTACACCCCTGTGTCCAATGAAAAAAGTCTTTATCTTTTGCTACTAAATTATCTGCCCTTAAAAATGTTGAGCCTATTGCCTTTGGATCTCTTCCATTAAAACGGGCCCAGTCGACAATTGCATAACGTGCCATAGTTTTTATTATTTAATTGGTTTTAATACTTTTTCAAAAACATCCATCCAATTTTGTCGATATCTAGTCGGATTGAATTCTTTCATTGCCATTTCCTTTCCCCTTTGTCCTATTTCCATAGCTTCCTCATATCTATTTTCAACTAAGTCTACTAATGTTTTTGCTATTTCTTTTGGATTATTTGGAACTATTATTATATTCTCACCATTCTTTGCCCAACGCTCTAGATCATGCGCTCCTTCTACTTGTACAACACAACACCCTGAAAAAAAAGCTTCACTCCTAGCTCTATTCATTGGAGTCCTTATTGATGGATCAAAATATATCAAAGACCTTCCTAAGTAGCTTCTATAATCATTAAAATTTGATGGATGAAACATTGTCCTCGTCCTATGAAAACATGTTTTACACCAATAAAAAGGATACCCGTAATCATCTTTTAAGATCCCTACAAGGGCTAACATTACATCTCGATTATAATAAGTAGCCCATCCGCCAGGACTTAATGCAGAGAATAATCTTGGTTCTTTCAAGAGATCCCACCAACCTTGTTTTCCTATTTTCTTTTCATATTCAATATATGCTTCTTCTATAGTATAAAATTTATCTTTTTCTAGCTTTTCTTTATATGATTGTTTTATTTCTTTCCCTTCCTTTTCTGTAAAATGAGGCATCCCATGAATTATCGGTGTTCCCCATCCCCATTCCTTGTCAGATGCAGCCGTATAAGAATTTACTACCATTGGCATACCATGTAACAATTTCTTCATCATTTTGATACATTTTTCTTGTGCCTGTTCATTCGTATCTCCCGGTTGTTTAAGCATCCCCGATTCAGGGTCTACAGGACTGCCATGATTTAATATTATTTTTGGAATATCTTGTATTTGTTCATCTATCTCATGTAGCATTTTATATTTACCAGTCTTTTGATCAATTGATGCTTGATCTACATGCAATATAGCTACATCATATTTCCCAGGTTCGTATCTTGATATCCAATTAATCTCCTCAGGAACTTCCCTAACACTTGAAAATCTCTTGTCGTGCCATGACCTCCATGAGGTTAATAAGTAATAAAACTCACAATCATTTTTTAAAGCACTTATCATGTGAGTTTGATGCATCACATGCCAAGTGATATCTAAAATTTTTATTTTTCTTTGTAACTTTCCTTCTTTATCAAATAAGTCTTCCTTCATTCATAAGCATTTAATTTTAATCAGTAGATTCTAATTGATTAAGGAAGTGTACGCTGCCTTAATTATTAGAACCTAGTGATTGTACACTTTTTGCTTATTAAATTAATAATAAATAGGTTCCCATTTATCTTCACTAACTTTTTTAAATTCTTTTACTAATCTCCCCTCTTTTATTCTATAAGATATATTCATAGGGAATTTTCCATTGGCACTATCAAATACATATACCGTTTTCTCTTTGTCATCATACTCAACTATCAATCCTTCTTTTATCATATTATCCCTAAGATAATCTGTTAACTCATACCATTGTTTACCTGGCTTCTTATATCTAAAAAACCAAAGATCATAAGTCAATAATAAATACTTTTCTTTTATCTTTTGTATTTCTTCTTTGGTTATTTCTGTTTTCATTATTTAATTATTCAATCTATAAAGCAAATACTTCATCTTCCATATTCCTTCCTTGTCATGATTGGATTTCGAACTCGCTATCTCAGTAACATATATATCTTCTTGTTTGAACTTATTCCCTATTGCCTGCCACCTTTCCCTAACATCTTGGCTCATCCCTCCATACATATTAATTCTTTCATTAAAACAACCGAACTTCCTAAACTCTTTCTTATATAACCAACTAAAGTTTTCTATAAATGGTCTTTCATGAATTATCTTTCCTTTGATCCTTTTTTTTCCATAATGCCATGTGTTTTCATTTACATCTTCAGCTATTTTCCCTAGAACATCTTCATCTAATTCATATCTATCATCCAGAAACATTAATATACTTCCCATTGATTCAGCCACTCCCATATTTCTTGCCATAGCTAAATCGTATCCTTCCTGACAAGTATCTAGATATAGAATGTTTGTTTTGAATTTTGGCTTAAACTTATCTATTAACTTCCTTGTTAATCCCTTATCTCGCAACCCTGTATCTATTACTATTATTTCTTTCGCAGGATACTTATTCTTTTCAATACTAAGTAGAATTTTAGATAATTCTATTGGTCTTTCGTGTGTCGGTAATACAATACTAATCAATTCCATGTTCTTATTTTATTAATTCTACCCAGTCTTACTTTATAGAAATTTCCCTCTGATTAAGGCTCAGAGGGAGGAAGCCTTTATACTACAACTTCAATGTTAATTTTGATACGATTCACATCTTTGAGGGCATCATCAATATTTTCTTTTACTAATTGACTTTGTCCACTCTTTAGAAATGTAATCACTGCATTTGCAATAAAATCATTTTCCTTTGCATTTGCACTAATTATATGTCCTGTTTTGTCGATTAAAAACGCTTCA